TAAGAGCATGTACGCTGCCCGGTCTTACATTAAGATGGATATTGTCAAGTGCTTTTACACCCGGGAAACTTTTTGATACCCCTCTCATTTCCAATCTGTACTCTGACATCCTTGCTCCTTTCAAAAATCGGGTGTGCAATTGCACACCCGAAAGATGTTTACATAAATTAATTCATTATTTTACAAGTTTTAAAATATCTGCCGCATTATCTTTTGTAACCTTAACATAGTCTACAGGAATCTTTGTATCCACCTTCTCATCATTGGTAAATGATATAGCCGCCTTTGCTGCCGCCTGTGCCTGACTGATAAAGTCATTAAATACTGTACCTGTCATCTTATCTTCCGATACATTCTGAACCGCCTCTGCAAGTGCATCAACACCTACTATATAAATATCCTCTCCAACCTTTCTGCCTGCCGCATTGATAGCCTGAAGCGCGCCAAGTGCCATTGCATCATTATTACAGAAGATAACTTCGATATCTTTTCCATACTGTGTAAGAGCATCCTGCGCAATCTGTTGTCCCTTAGCCTGATCCCAATCTCCTCTTTGGATAAGAAGCTCTTCAGCCTTTAACCCGCTCTTTTCGGTAAGTGCTTTAACCGAGTACTCTGTTCTGTACTGTGCATCAATATTTTCAGGATCACCCTGAATCATTATATACTTAACTGTTCCGTCACCGTTAATATCTCCCTTGTTGTCAAGTTCTGCAATCTCTTCACCTTGGAATGTTCCTGACTGACGAGCATCCGCACCTACATATGTAGCTTTGATACTGTCAGAAGCCCATCTTGACTCTTCTGTCTCATCAGGCTCACGGTTAATATAAACTACAGGGATTCCTGCTTCCTTAGCAAGATCTGTAACTGTAGGTGCTGAAGATGACTGTACGAGGTTAAGAATCATAACATCAACCTTTGTTGCAATAAAGTTGTTAATCTGGTTTGTCTGCTCAGCCTGATCATTCTTACCGTCCTGAACTACTATATTATCTTTCGGAATACCGCAATCTTCTGTGAGATATCTAACCAGCTCGTTACGATAAAGTGTCATAAAGTTGTCATCAAACTTGTAAATTGAAATTCCTACTTTGATATCCTTTGCGTCCTTACCTGTGTCGGCTACCGCCTTTGAAACACTCTCACCTGTTTTAGATTCTTCCTTTGACTCACTGCTTACAGCTGCTGTAGTTTCCGCACTTTTGCCACCTCCACATGCTGCTAATGAAACAGCACACATAGATGCTACCGATACCGCTAATACTTTTTTGAACAATCTCATTGTTTTCCTCCCTTTATCTTGTTCATTTACTTTGTAAGCATATATTAATATTGATTACGATTATTTTACATAGATTTTTTTTACGGTTTTTATTAAAATTTTTGCTAAATAAAAGACTTACTTCGCATATATAGCGGTTTTTCGCGTTCCTTTTGTAGGAGTAATGTATAAACTAACTACTGTTTACTGCAATGTTTCTGACTTATTACCTGCATCTGCTAAACCTTCACCAATGCAGTATCCAATTACACTTGCTCCTGCCATAATCAGGGCTGATACCTGAGTCGCAGTACTTTCAGCACCACCTCTAGCCATTACGATCATACTGACGAAACTTGCTACCGATAACCATAATTTTCTGCTTGTTAATTTTCTTTTCCAATCCATAATAATCTCCTTAATCATTGATAATTTCTATGCCGTATTTAACACAGGCATTATGTTCCATTTCGCATCCCCTTGACAAACTCCAATCGTTCGCAAAGAATGCCTTATCTGCTTCCGATAGAAGCTCAAAAGACTTTCCTAAAAACCACAAAGGTTTTGCATCATATGGCGCGTTCTCAAAGAAACTTTCAAGTATTTCCACGTCGTCGCCATATTTATCCTTTAAAGCCTCTATAATCTTAAACCTTTCATCTTTTATCTCATTGTTATCCCTACCATTCATCGGTTGGCTTATAAAAATCTTCATTAAATGCTCCTTTCTATAAATCCGGCATATCCGGAAGATTTAAAAACTCTTCATATTTCCTTGTCATCACACCATTTTTACCAAGAGTATGGTACCATAAATATAAATTTTCAAAGTTTGCTTTTATATCCCTTGGTGCGTAACCTTTATCGGTCCAAGTATCATATAAATCATATAAACTGCTCCTTAGCAAAGCCTGTATACCAAGACCTATCTTGAGTATATATCTTAGCAATGCTAATGTTATTATGAAAAGGGACGGAACCCCTATCATATCTATAAAACCCAAGAAATGCATCAATTCCATCGTTATTACTCCTTAGCGTTTGATGGTGTTATCGGAACTTCATCATCTATAGCGAGTTCTCCAGCTTCCAAATCTATCAACGCCTGTTTTACATAAGGTTTTAGCTTATCCGGTACACTCTTAAAAGTCCTAATACCTCTTATAATTAGCTGTGCGTATAAAATACTTAAATTTTCGAACATATATCTTCTTTCCTTTCTTGAAAATAAAATTGTTAATATATAGAAAAGCATTCTATGCATTCCTCATAAATAAATCTGCCAGCTCTGCAATACTTGCCGAATTAATTTTGGTCTGTTTTTTTACATCTGCCAGTTCTGCTGCATTTGTCATAGCTGTTATATGCGATACTGCCATATGTTCCTTTTTACTTGTGTCTATACTATCAATGACATTGCCATCAGGAATTTCAAATGTTCCTATCTTGATAGTTTCTATATCTACCTGCTCTGGGGCTATGGCTATTACCGTACCATCTGGTTTATAAAAAACCGTATATTTCATAAAATATTATCCTTTCTTAGAAAATCAGAAACTAAATGACACCGAACTATGTGCATAAATGGTGACCATAATATTAGTAACTCCTAATATTTGATTAGGTCCGTGATGAACTAGACTTATATTTCCTGCTCCATCCCTTATAATTTCAATCTGTACAGGTACATTTCGTACATATGTTCCTATAAGATTGCTGTCGTTTTTACTTACAGGTATTCTCCCAATAAGATATCTGCCGTTACCCATATCTCTACGGACAAATCCGTCATAAACATCCTCTCCTACAAGATATACTGCGAAAAACACAGTTTGACTTCCAGAATAAGCATTACCTAAAGAAATAACCTGTTCACGATTAGACATATCAATTCCTAAACTTGCTGTAACCGTATGCTCGGTAACGTGGTCTACGAAGTCTCTCGTGCCTGTAACACCGTTGATATTGATACCCTTAACGACGTTTTGTGGATATAGGTTTGGACTTGGTACGAAAGCATAGTTAGCACCTGCTATAACTTGACCGTTTGCTATTTTTACAACTATTCCACGACCTCTACCAGCGTAAGTATCATCCCATACAAAGCCTTCATTATTCACAGCACTTATAACGTCACCTGTATGGCATACCCAATAGGGGATAGTACCTTGAATACCTAATAAGTTTAAATCATTGAGCATCTTATCGGCTCTGATACCTAAAGCACTGGCTAAATCTCCATAATTAACTTCTACGATAGGAGAATATTGCCCGGAGTTTGTATAATATCCTTGTGGAAACCGGAATCCGAACCTTTTGGGAGTAGTCCAATGAATGTTGACAATTTCAGTTGTCATATTTTCATTTGGATGAACTGGTATTTGTCCATTAGCACCGGCTATATTATATCCCTGAAGCATTTTCGAACCGTCTATACCGAACAGATTCTTAAGTTGATCATAAGTTACATAAACATAAGCTTCATGTGTATGACCTTGAGGGTCTGTCCAAGGTGCTCTGTGGTACCAACCATTTTTGAATAGTACATATAATCTTCCATTATGGTCTTCCCTAATCTGATAATAGCTTACACCCGCACTTTCTCCTCTGTCTGGTATCTGCCCTTGTTCAGTTAGCGTTGTTACAGTATTTATTGTAAGTTCAGGATGATAATTGATAGCATTTTTAATTAATTGTCTAGGAATCCTTATCCAAGGTTCCCAGCTTTGAGACATATCAGAATTATAATATTTCACATAGGCTGACTCGGGTATCCTTGTCACATAAGAATCTTTACTATGGTCGTTATAGTACCAGAATTCTTGCCTAGCATCGGTATCTGAAGTAACGGGAAAACTACCTTCTACAACTTCATCATTGCTGTCGGAAGTAATTGTGCTAGACCCTTTTAGCACCTGATGTCTTTTCGCAGTTACATCTTCAGAAGAAACTCCACTGATTCCCCCACTTTTCAACATAGCATCAGCCATTCCATACCCCCTTTACTGAAAGTAAAATATCTTGAGCTGGTCTCTTTCTGAAGCATATAATATTCATATACCCATCAAAAGTTTTAATCTTATCTATACACGAATACGATTTCCATGCCCCTTTTATTGTATTTGGATCTGTCACACCATCAACAATCGTATGTGATACTTCAGGTCTATCAGTTGCTTTCATATCGGGTATATCAATCCGCAAAGTGTATGGTGCGGTTTGTGTAAAATGGTTTGCTACCATCCAGACATCTATCACATTATTTGATCTATCTATAACTCTACCTAACCGTGTTGCATCTGAGTTATTTAGCAAATTTTTAATCTGCTCAAACCAAGATATAAATTCTCTCTTTTTCTGATTATTCCAATCATTAAATTGCGACGTCCACTGAGCTACAACATTGTCGATATTTTGAGTTTGTAGTATACCTGTTATATATGGACATCCGCTTGTTCCTACAGCGTTTGTAATGTATGATTGGTTGAATGATTGTGTGTTAGGTGACCTGTAAATATAACACAGAGGGTATTGATTTACCAATCTACTTTTAACCATTGCAGGCCATTGTGGAGTTCTTGAGGCTTCACCTTGAATGACTTTTATTGTGCCTGCTCGCACGCCCTGTTCGTGATTGATTTCTATAGCAACTGCATCTATCCTGTCAAGTAAAACATTTGAATCCGGCATAGTTATTCTTAAAACCGAATCATTAAAAATCCAACAATGATTAAACCAAGCTCTGCCTATCTCGACTGTTATATCATTACCACCGATAGACTGAACGAAGAAAGCTCTTCCTATATTTTGAAATACTCCATCTGTAACTATTCCATCAAAAATAGAAGACATCTGTTCAGCATTGTATTTTCTATCACCATTAACAGAATCGAAAAAACCACTTGTAACACTCATAACATCCCTCCTTTCTTTTAATTAATAGTTTGGAGTGTAGGGTATATGAAAAAACCTTCGCCACTATACGAAATAACAGCTTCTGTAATCCTTGCTCCTGTTTTGTAGCCATATGCATTCTCAATTTGTACTATATCGCCTATTTTATAGTCTTTTCCGTATACAAATAATTGTGAAGATTCTATCTTACCCTCAAAATTCATACCAACTTTTTTTTCAACCAGTTTTAAAAGTCCTCTTTGTGTGAGTAATTTGTTATACTCATCTAAAGATAATGAATGTTCACCGTCAATTCTGCTGGTTATATCCCTCGCATCAACAAACATTTCTCTACGATTTATTCCATCTAGTGGTGCTTTAACCTCCATATATCTTCTTTCAGAGCCTTCGCCTTCACCACCTATTAATGCTGCTGTTTTGAAAGGTGACACGTCTTCCATAAAATTTGAATTTAGCATATTGTCAAAGTTAGGAGAGAATATGATATATGGGTTAACCAATTGGTTCTCAGAATGGTCTAAACCATTATATAAAGAAAATACAAGTGCATTATTCTCTAAAACCATTTTGAAACCTAGATTAAGTGACTTAGTAATTTTCGAGATAGTTTCATATAAACCATCACCAGTACACTGTAAGTCAACTCGTAATGATGATATGTATGTATCATTTGCAGTTTTGTATGCTATAATAGGTATCTTTCTCTCATCAGAGGCTTCACCACCTAGGCATATATTAAGCATTTTGAAAATTACTTCCTCAACATTTCCATGGAAATTAACCTGCCCCCATATTATTCTCCTATCTAAAATAGACTCAACAGAGCGTCCGCTTATTATCATTGTATCGCCTGCTTCAGGCTCCGATTTTATTTGAATCTTTTCTATAATCATTACGTGCTCGGACTTATCACATATAATGTAGTCCCCTATATGAAAAACGGACAAATAATATGTGTTTGCTGGCACACTTACTTCAAAGTCACCGCACATATTATATCTGTCCGTCCATATAATAGACATATACGTATCAATAACTGCTTCCGGAATTAGTTGTTTATTTAAAATCTTAATATCCATTACACACCCTCATACAGTATTTTATTTTCAACTTTAAACTGAAGACCTTCTACACCGGATGTAGCTGTAAATGCATAAATATTGTCGCCTTTATATATTCGTAGCCATTCAGAACCAGCATCAAGAGAACCTAGAATGTTATAAATATGCCCGTCCCTTATCAAATATATAGATTTCATACCTCTTTCAGTTCGTATAATAATATCATCTAATGTATTAAATGCCGTGCTATTTATTAGCCTTGCTGCTTTCTGCGAATTTAATACCATTCTCTGTCTAGTATTAATATTCCATATTGTTATATCTCCAACAGGACCAACACAGTGAATGTATATGTTAATACCAACATCTGAATCCCCAGAGTATGAGATTACATTTTCTGTACGATTTTGTATTTCGCTCATTATAAGTAACGGCTCTGTTAAAGACTCATTACTAAATGGAAATTCAAACGAGGGTTCTATGCCGGAAAATATAGTATAGTTAAGATTCTCTGCATAAAAATAAGGATTAGGGCATATTATTGAAATATTTGTGCCCTCTTCCTTACTAAATATGTCTGGTTCATTTGACTCGACATAACCCACTATCTGCAATTCTCTATTATCAGTTTTTACTATAAATGTGAGTTCTTTCTTTATAGGAAAGTATTTATACACTTTTTGTCTTATTGTCTCTATGTCTTCCCCAAAGAACTGTAGCGAAATATTAATATTTCTTGATGATAGTCTTGCCGAATTGAATATTCCGCCATCAGTAGTAATTATGTCGGTAATATTAACATTAGCTTTAACTGGACCAAGGCCATCTATCTTGCGTACTATGAAACCAGACAATTCAGGTTTGTCAAGTATCATATCAATTCGTTCGTTACGATAGTTTATTACACTTATACTCCTTATCATATAACTGACGCCCTTTCTATACTCGCAAACTGATTTCTGGTTTGTCTGTATATATCTATCCTAGATAAAGCTTTAGGAGAGTAATTATTCTGTGTAAACTGGTAAACATTCCCATTTGCAGTTCCATAGCCATTTTGACTTACTGTATTATTTCCACTCATAGATGCATTTATTTGATATGCTTTGTCTTTTGACATTAGTGAGTTAATCGTTTGCACACCAACTTTGACATTTGACAAATCTATTACCGGAGTTATAGTTGGTGTTAGATCCATATCTCCGTTTATGACATTCGACAGTTTACTAACCGCATAATTAATACCATCAATGGACGACTTTCCTAATGCTTTACCGGCATCACTCGATAAACTAAGATTATCGTTTATAGAATTTGCAAAACCGGCAACTACAAATTCTCCTATCTCATAGAATTTTCTTGAAGGTGAATTAATATCTAACTCGTCTCTGGCAGCTTCATTTGCAGCTCTAGCCATTTCTCTAGCCGCTTCTCTTACTTCTCTAGCGTTTTCTCTAATGCCTTTAGCAAAACCCGATACAAGATAAGCACCAATTTCCACAGTATCCTTATGATTTTCCTTTGCTCCCTTTATGAATTCGTTAACAAGATTTTTACCAGCTGAATTAAATTCTCCATATAAAGATTTTATACTGTTAAGCATATCTTTTAATAAAGTGGATATTGTATTTTTAGCTTCCTCTGTCTTTGACTTCATTCCGGTGTTCATATTAGATATAACAGTCCGTCCAGAAACCTCAAACTCCAAATATTTATCTTTTATAGACTCAAGTGATTTTTGTATTATATCTTTCATAAGATTCAACATTTCACTTTTTTTATTATATACGCCAGATATAACCTTAGTCATCATCTCGCTTCCTGAAGTATAAAACTCCTGATATTTATTCCTAATGTTTGTTAATAATGTAGTTAATAGATTATTCATTGTATTACTTGACTGAGGAATATTATTGGAAATTGCCAAAGTTATTGAATTCATCATTTCAGTGGCTGATGAAGAAACATTGGGTGCTTTTGACTTTATCCCGGTTATGAGAGCATCTATCAAGCTAGCTCCGTTTGTTTGAACTACTGGGAACTTATTAGATATCGCAATAGTTGCGTGGTCTACCATACCACTAGCCGCTTCCATTACTCTTGGAGTAGCATTTGTGAATTGTGATATAAAACCATCAACGCTATTTTTACCTAATTCTTGTAGTGCTTTACCAAAACCTGACAAAGATGTTGTGTCCATACCACTGGCATTTTTTCCCAATTCTATCAACTTACCAAATTCTGTTGTGGCTGATGATAAAATATAGACATCAATACCTTTAATATTTTCATAATACGATGCAAAAGATTTTCCAAAACTTGATAGATTATCACCAAAAGCTTTCATATCGCTTTTTCCGCCAAATAACTCTGTTAATACACCACCACTAGCAGGCAACTTGCGAGCTAGTTCAGCCATAGCGGATGCGGCATTTGCAGAATTTTGTACAACCCCTGCATCAAGACCGGACACGTTAGATGCATATTCAGTGATACTCTTTCCGAATGGTTTCAATTCCTCAGCAAACTTAGCTAAGGAGTTTTCTCCAACCCAGTATCCTAATACACCACCTGAATTAGGTAATTTTTCAGCCATAACTGCTAGAGATTCCGCTGCTGTTGCTGAATTTACTACCGCATTTGTATCTATGCCGCTAACATTTAACGAATACTCTCTCATTGATGAACCAAAAGGTATAAGGCCTTCTGCAAACTTTGCTAATGAATTATCACCAACCCAATACGCAAGTACGCCTCCTTCGTTAGGGAGCTTCTGAGCCATTGTAGCTAATGCTTCAGCTGCTGTTGCCGATTCAACTATCAGGTTAGAGTTAAGTCCAGCTATACTATCGGAATATGATTTCATAGCAGGTCCGAATTTAGCCAACTCCTCCCCAAATTGTGAAAGGGCCGAACCTCCTGTGATAAATCTAGCTACACCATCTAATAACGCTGCCGTGGTGAATGTTGCTACGACTTCGGCAAGTATTTTAACACCCTCTAAAGATTTGGCATCCATTTTCGATGATTCATCTATAAAAGGCTTTAAATGATTCATAAAGTTTGTTAAATTATCTGCTACTGTAACTAGAGAATCTGTAACACCCTCAAATATACCACCAATAAAACCACCAACAAACTTACCTATGGCGTTTCCTAATTGTTCAAGGAGTTTGCCACCTTCTCCTACCAACCAGCTTAAACCCGGAAGCTGCGCAAAAGCACCTATAGCTGCTACAACTAATGTGAGCTCTGCTATAAAAGCAGCCATACCAACTAATGCTAGCATAGCTTGAGGTATCATCGCTGATACTGCTGCAAGTGCTGCTATCAAAGCTGTCACAAATGCTGCACCTGCTATGGCTTTCACTAATCCGGAAGTATCCATTTTCATAACTGCATCTGCTATTGCCGTATAAAAATTGGTTATCAACGTTATTGCTGCATCTACTAATTCTGGTATCCTCTTAGCTACTCCATTAATGACTTCTATTAAAAATGTCATTATTGAATCTATTATAGATGGTGCATATTTAACCAATGCTTTTAATATTTCGTCTATGAGTTTGAGCAACCCGTCAACTATTTCAGGTATTGCTTCCTCTAAGATTTTTATAGCCTCCAAAAGCATAGTTTTTAATGCCTGACCAATAACTACAATATTATCTGCTAATCCTTTAACAAACATTGCTATACCTTCAGCAAGTTTTACAGCCAAATATGGTATAGAGCCTATTATTGCATCGGTCATCATTTTGACTCTTGTTATAAATGCTGTCGTTGATACCGTAGAAGCTGCTGCCATTGCTGTCATAGCCACAGACATTTGCATCATTCCAGCACTAGCCGCCAATAAACCTGCGCCCATAGCCAGTACACCAATATTGAATATCGCAAAAGCTGCTGATAACGCAAGTATAACTGGAGTTAGTGGGGCTAACGCTAAGCCAGCCAAACCAAATATGACAAATGAACCAGCTAAAGCTCCTAAAGCAACTGCGATTCCTTGCACAGGTATTTTGCTAAGTACTACCAATGCAGTAGTAAGCAAACCTATAGCTACAGCTGCACCCATCATTGCTGCTACTCCACCCATAGAGCCACTCATTGCCTTTATACCTAAAGCTATAATACCTAATGCACCACCAATAGCTATCAAACTTTTAGCAAGCCCTTCCCAAGACATTGCTGAACTTTTAGTTAAAGCAATTGTTAGCATATTTAGAGCTTGAGACATTGCTATCATTCCGATACCTATAACAGGCATATTTGCAGGCATAAGTCTTACTGCCAACGTTACAGCTGTCAATGAACCAGCCAAAGCTGTAAGGCCAATACCTACTTGTTCCAAACTCATTGCCCCGAGTTCTTTAACAACTACAGATAATGTTTTTAGCGATTGAGATAAGATTACCATACCAGCACCGACCGCTATCATATTTTTACTACCACTTGTTAGTTTTGTGAATATAGCAAGCTCCGCTAAAAGTATTCCTATAGACGATAAACCTTTAATAAGTTCATCAACACTAAACTCGCCGAATGTTTTTGCCGCTTTTGCAAGTTCTTTTATTGCCTGAGATAATATTAAAATTCCTGTTGCGCTAGCCATAGTTTTAGCACTTGTGTTACCAAAATTAAGGAATAATGCTATTTCACCGATAAGAACTGTTACTCCTGTAAGACCCTTTGCAAGACCTTCCCAACTTAGTTGAGCAATATTAATACAGGCATCTCCGAGCATCTTTATTGCCTGAGAAAAGATGACCATTCCGCCAGCACCTTTTATCATTGCATTTTGATTGAGACTCATTAGCATTGCTGCCCCAACCAAATCACCCATTAGAACTGTTATTCCAGTTAAACCGATAGCCATTTGTTGTAGGTTTAAGTCTCCAATCTTCTTTAAAGCGCCGGCTAATATTGTGACCGCGGTAGCCATTAGTATCATTGATGAATATGTTTTAACATTCGATATACCACCAAATTTATTAAATAATAGCATCATTGCAGATAAATCGCCCATTAAACCAGTTATTCCTGCTAGAGCTACAGCCATCTTATCTGCTGGTATATTAGATATGACTAACAAAGCACCTGCTAATATACCTATAGCGGTAGCAATACTAACTAAGGTCTTTGCCTTTAACTGGTTTTGATATGCTTGCAATGCACCTCTTACACTGTTCAATATATTGGTTATTTGAGTAGCAAAATTTGCTGCATTGCTTGCTATACTTGTAAAACCATCTATGAATTTTGTTATCTTTACAAGTAACCCACCAGCAAGGAAACTCTCAACCATAGAAAATATGTTGTCGAAATTTCCTGTCATTAAAGAATTGAATACTTTTCCAAAACCTTCTCCTATTGCTGGTATAACTTTATTTATTATTCCACTACCTATTTTGACAAATCCGTTACCGATTTTCTCAAGAGCTTTTTCAATACCACTCTTATCGAGTTTATCACGCATTTTGGATACTGCATCACCAAATGTAGCACCCATACTGGTAGAGCCTTTTACAACATCACCGATTTTATCTACTACTCCTTTTAAGCCTTTACCTATAACGTCAAGGGCAGGAAAAGCAAACCTATCTAATAAAATACTCTGTAGATGTTTCAGACCTGTTCCGAATAGTTCGATAAGTTTTATAATGGCATTTACTGTTGTTGATATTACTTTGTTCTCGTTGATAAAATTTCTGAAAGCCGTTACAGCATCGCCAATTCTAGCAGTTATACCAAGAAATCCTCCAGTTAAACCCAGCATATTCCCTGCTAATGTAACAAATATTTTGGCTACTCCACCAGCAACCTGACCTACTATATCAAATACAGAAAATATACCTTGAAATGTTCTTTTGAGTTTATCTGCTGTTTCATCCGATATTTTAAGATGTGATGTAAACTCTCTAAAATTTCTAGATATACTCACCAGATTAGCCCCAAGTTTTGTTGCAGTACTCGGAGGGAATATATTTTCAAATGCGTCTTTGACAGGCTTTATCATAGACATTAGTGATTGGAATAGGTTTCCAAACCCTTGTAGCATCGCATCTCTACCGCCAAGATTTTTCCAAGCTTGTAACATTCCGTTTCTAGCGTCTGATGTTTTTGCTATAAAACCACCAATAGCATCCCCGAGTTTCGTCCATAATGCAGAGGCCTCATTGAAATCACCAAATATTAACTCGAAAGTTTGTGCCCAACCCGAACCAACTGCCTCTTTCAATGTGTCCATAAGCATTGTGAAGGTTTTGATTTTGGTGGCTGCTTCCATTGCCTTCTTACCAATCTCAGTATTCTCATCGGCATAATCTTTCAATGTTTGAGTTAATACTTTTGTTGTCATCCATTGGTAACTTAATGAATCATTGAAATTTTTTGTGGCACTGATAGTATCGCCCATTGTTTTGCCATTGGAATTGGTGGACAAAACTTTATACATACCGTCTGCTGTTTTCTCAACAGTACCAACTGCAACTGCGGTCTCAAGCAATTTATTTTTAAATTCTACAGTTGCCATATTGGCGTTTTCTATAGATTTCCAGTCTATCAGCTTTACATATCCTGCCGACAAAGCCTGTGAGAAGTTATACATCGCTCTACTTGCTTCTTGAGCATTTGCTCCTGATACAGCTGCTTCATTGCTGACTCCTTTTATTGCCATTACAGCGGTTTCCAAATCAACGCCTGCATTTGTAAACTTACCGATGTTGCTTGTCATATCTTTAAAGGAGTATATTGTCTTATCCGAATAGGTATTCAAATCTGCAAGATATTTATTGACTGTTTCGAGACTGGCTCCGGTGCTGGCCATAATAGTTTGAACACTGCCCATTTTGAGCTCATACTCTCTAAAACCATCTGTTATTGGCTGTACAGTCAAAGACGACATTAAATGTTTTCCAGTATTTATTACTGAATTAGTGATATTAGATAATGCTGTCATTGCTATAGTTTGTAATGCAGAAAATTTAACTTTAATACCCTCTACTGAGGAACCGAACGCTTCGAAACCTCTAGCAGCTCCACTCATATTCAGACCGTTTTTTAATCTATCTATGGAATTTATCGAAGTGTTTATGTTTCTTTCAAAGTCCTCATTTCTAAACTGCATTTCTACAACTCTTTGGTCTATTGTAGAAGCCATTATTCAATCACCTCCTTCCAAGCGTTATTTAGTATTTCATCAAAGACCTCTTTTACAGCTGGGTTAATATAATCTTTACCTTCTACGTATCCGCCACCTCTTGTTGCGTGGCCATATTGTAAAATAATAGCTATAGGGACACCATTTTGAATATTTGAATTGTAGAATCCTATTCTTACTCTTTCATTATTCTTAGAGACTTTATAATACCAACTACTTGCAGTAAGTCCTGTGTCATAAGGGGTCGCCGATTTTAGAGCTTCAACCCCTGCTTCTCCGTACTTATCAAAGCTAATATTTTTAATGACGTTTTTAGTCTTTTTAAAATATTTAACGGTATTACTAAAATCACCCTTATGTTTGAAACTTATCATCTATTCTATTATTTCCCAGTTCTTTCTATCAGGAGTATCAGTGTCTTTAGTTTTATCCCATTCTCCTTTATCGTTAACAAAGTTGTATATATTTCCATCTCCTTTTACATATGCATTTGTAACTAATGCTCCGGTTTTATCAAGGTAATAGTCTTTACCTTCTACTTTTATCCACTGACCAGATAACATTGCATAGTCATCAGGGTTCAAATAATACCAACAGTCGTTGCTTATAAACCATCCAGATATAGCATATCCAGCTCCGTCAAATGCATACCATCTGTTATCAGTGAATACCCATCTATTCTTAGCATATCCATTTCCTGTTTTGAATTTCCAACCTTCAGGCAACTTTTCCCAACCAACTTCATAATTTGCTTTATGGATTTCACAAGCTTTATTTGCAATCCACGAAATGAACTGTTGGCACCAATATGCCGGAGTATAGCCGTACCATTTCCCATATTTTGTATAGTTAGCTTTTCCTATATTAGCCAGTTTATCATCAAGGTAAGCCATACTGTTCTTTTCTATATAACCTAACTCCTCTTTTGCTACAGAAATCATCTCATCCGAAGATGCGGTATCGTGTCCATATGCAGGACGACCAAAACCGTCAATTCTATTTCCGTTTCCTATTTCAGATAATCTAACTAAGTATGTTTTTTTTGCAACAGCCCCTCCGTTACGATTGAAATATCTATCCATTGTTGTATTTCCCTCGATAGTCGTTATACTAAATTGGTCAATACTAAATGGTACAACTTCGATTACCAAACCGACATGTGCTACTCTTGCTTTTTCTTTTGAATAGAAATATACTATGTCACCTTTTTTCGGTTTCTTAAAATATTGTCCAGCTTTTACAAATAGAGCTTTTCCAGAGGGCGTATACTGAGTATAATCCCCTCGTAATAGTCTCTTTCCTTCTTCAGATTTCATATATTTTACCCTTTAGAATTCATCTTTGCTTTTCTAGCCGCATTTATTGCTGCGTTTCTAGAATATACTTCTTTTTTACTTAATTTCTTCTTTGGTTGATTTTCTAAATTACACACATTGATTAATGTTAGTAGCCTATTCAAATGCCATTTTTGACATTCAAAAGGTATGCTTAAAGCAATCATCCAATAATAAATAAGCTCCGATGTTACAACTCTTCCTTGATTGGTGGTTTCCCGCTTATACCAAGTAGCCGTCATTGGTGCTTCTATATATGCATTTATTTTACTAATATTGTCTTCGGTTAATAGCTTAAATACGCTATCATCAATATTTTGCGTTATGCACATACACTTTATATAATCTATCGACTCATCTAATGTCTTTTCTTCCTTTGATAAGAATGGTTTACAATATTTTGCTTCCCATTTTGACAAACTCACTAATGAGTGCTCGAGAGTCAACTTGTATTCTTTTGTTGTTATGAACTCCTGCCTAGATTCGTTGAATAACTCTCTAGCAGGAACTGTTATATGTAGCATACTTATACATTAGGCTTATCAATTATACTTATACCGGAAGTCTGTATGCCCTGCGGAACTATACCGTTCACAAACTCTGCGGCCTTTGTAGCATCGCTAAATAGTTCCATAAACAATTCTTCATAGGCTTCTGTCTGTTCGAATCCGGTACTGATTTCATCACTTTTTACGAATCTTCTGCCATCATCACTCTTTTCGCCGTATGCTTTATGTATAATGTATTTGAAATGCCTCATCAATTCACGACTATCCTTTGATTCAATAATTCTGTTAAGTTTTGCGGTAAGTCCACCAACCTCTGACATTTCCATATCCAATATCTCAGCTTTTGTGAGATTGAAATAAAAATCTTCAGTTCTTTCTGTTCCATTGTAATCTGTATATGTAATTGTTTTCTTTAACATAAAAATCTCCTTTTTAATAAAAATAAAAAAGGCATAGCGACTGACTATGCCTTAAAAGTATTTAATTACTGCAATAGTGTTTTAACCTCATTTGGTAAAGGTAATCTGGCTGCTCCACTTTCTGTTCCATAAATAACATCCTCTAAAGCTTTTAGTTTTGCAGGTGTTACCTTTGTTGAATCAATTGTCAAAAGCGCAGTAGGCTTTAGACCTGCTACTTCTACAGGTGTTGTGGTAACACTCCAACTAAAACCTATAGCCTCCGGTGAATCGTTTACTGTGCTGTATCCCTTTTCTGATGGGGATGCTGTGCAGCCGTAAACCAAATGCAGTTTATAACCGTGGTCTGTACCCTCAACATCATTTCCGAGAAGTGTCTTATAAGCTAAACCAAAAGACTTTCTTCGCTGCTGTCCTGCATACACACCTGTCATAATTGAAGCCGATCCGTCACATTCTGAAAATTCATCCGGATATGTATATGCCTCTATAGTTAGACTTAACTCTTCGGTTGAAAATAAGTTTAAATATTTATTATTGTCTGCATACAGAGGTGTTGCCTCAGCGCCTGATGGAGACTCTGTTATATTAGTAACACCATTCCAAGCGACACCTGTAGGATATGCTCCATTTGTATCTCTAAGGTATAAAGCACACTTTTCAACACCGGTCTCGTATAATCTCTTACCTTCCTGATCCCAAATTAATACTGCCATATATTGTTTCCTTTCTTAATAAAAAATTGTAAATACATCGTGATTTAAACCATCACTTACATAGTGTCTGTCATATCTGATTCTTGATAGTTTTGAAATTTTTTGAACTATTTCACTATCCGGATTCTGGTCTATAACAATTAGTTGATACTTTTTTGCCTGCTTATATACCTCATTGTTTGCTTGTGAATTTATTATGTCGTCTCTCTTGTATACTATCGCAGGATATTTCATTTTGATACTTGCTGGGGGTTGGAAATAAGCGTTTCGGTTTCCAAGGACAGAACATAAAACCTCGTGTAATTCTAATCTACTATTCATTATATAATCCCCCAACAGTTAGAATTAGTCTAGGAAATTCAACTCTTACGTCAGTTATTTTCCATTTTGAGCCCATATAAGTTATGTATTTCATTTTAAAAAAGTTTTCATTGGCGTATGGGTCTGCCAAAATTGAAAACTCATTTGAAATATTTATATCGTCGTTTACTTTATCTGGAGAGGAAAGGCGTCTGGTATTCCTAACCAAATCGCCATAATAGTTCCTCTCAAATATCTGGTTTGACCAAACGCCCGGTACCGTTTCTATAGTATCCGCAAAACCTATTTGACCATAATATTTCATATTAGTTTATTCTGTTAGTGACTCGATAACAATTGCCGAATAAGGCTTAATAAGTGCACCAGAACATCTCGTTTCAATTAAATATTTCTGAGCATTATAGTCGATATCAAAGTCATCAAACATATTAACGGCTCCGCCCTTGTCCGCTCCGACATTATAGTCAGCTAAATTCACAATAATACCCATCAGTGAGTATTCTTTACTGTCTTCTCCTGTTTTCTTATAACCTTCCATAACCGGAACAGTAACAATCTTCTTGACCCTGAGAGCCGTGGCCAATTTTTCAACAGTATCATAAATAACCCTGCCAGTGGTATCTTCAAGAAGAAGGCAATCAGTAAGAACATCCTCTGTTGTATATAATACCGGTGAACCAGAACCCTTGTACTCTTTTCTTGCCTTTATAGACTGGCGAATGAAGGTTTTTGCTTTCTCGTTTGATGTTGTTGTAGCTGAAAATTTAATCTGCTCTCTTATTGTGTATAGGCTATCATCCGTATAAATAGGCCTGATGTTCTGTTCATTGATCTTGTCATCCGATGATGAAACTCTTCCATCACCAACAAGTATAGCTCTGGCAATTTCCTCGTCCAGCATCAATCTCATCTCCGATTTAAGCCAAGCAACTACGTCAAAGTCTGTAATATCAACCACATCATCTCTATCGAGTTTCTGCTTCTTGTAGATTGTGGTTGGGCTGGTGGTTCTCTTCAGAAGTGTGAATACCTCATCTTTCTTCTTCTTACCCTTTATATATCCTTTTGCTCTGGCATCATCTTCTGTGATGTTTGCAAATATGGATTTGATTCTGCTGAAAGGAGTGTGATGAACAGCATTCATAACCTCCCCAACCCAAGACATATCTCTTTGAATAAAGCTTGGCATATTTTCAACAGTTGCTGCTTCCGGGAACAAATAATCAATGTGTTCTATTCCGTGTGCTAATACCGCATCTTTCAAACTTCCGTATCGCTTTGCGTCTGATATAATAGCCTGCATATCGCTATGGCTAAGTGTATCATTGCTGTTGTATGTGTCACCGTCAAATACATTGTGCTTCATCTTATTATCGTCCTCCTTAGATTTATCACCAATTCCGTTATCTTCAAGTATCTGCCCTATTATTGCATATACTGCTGTCTTCTGATCTTCGGTTAATGTATCAAATACATCACCTATAGTTCTATCATCTTTTACAGATTGATTTGTGTCAGCCATTTTACTGCCCTCCTTTTTTGAATCCGATTTTTCTTTTATACCGTCAGAGTGTTCCAACTCTATATCTTCTCCGAAATACATAATAGCTTCATCACACGAATCCTCGCCGTGTGATAT